AAGCACCTCTTGGATTGCGTCCTCGGTCAACGTGCCGATTGCGTAGTCTGTCTTTGTCTCGATGTGGGTCCGCATCAACGCGTAGGAGCGGTCTTGGATCTCCACCGCGACGTTCCCGAATCGCTTCGGCCATGCGGGTTGCTTGACGTATCCGCCGATGACCTCGTGCCATAGCGCAGACCCACCCGCCGGTCGTGCGGCACCGATAGCCGTCACGGCGATCTCCACCGTGGCCTCGCGCCCGATGTAAATGAGCGGCGAAATGGTGACCGTATCGTCAAGACGGTTGTACGTGCTGGCGTCGATGAGCGGCGCGAGGGACGTGGACGCGCCCGCCGTCAACTCCCGGCGAAACTCAAGCGTCGCGGTTCCAATCGTGGCGTCTGGGTTGGGTAGGTTGATCGACCCCGCGTGTAGCCTGTCGGATACGTCGATCAGCGTGCCGTCACCATTGGCTATCTTCACGCGCCAGTGTTCGGCATACGCACCACTCTCTAGGAGCGCAAGCTCTGGGGCCGTGATGTCGGTCCTCATGCGGGACGTAGCGTGTAATAGCGGTCCATGCCGACGCTCTGCCCGCTGCCCTTCCTGCGGCGAAGTTCGGCGTCTACTTCGTCCAACAACCTCGCCCCGTCCGTGGCCTGCGTGTTGATTATGATGTTGTAGTTGACGGTCGTATCATCATCGCCCCCCTTGCCACCCTTACCGCCGCGCCCATTGCCACCATTATTCCCATTATCACCATTGTTCCCATTGCCAGGTACGCCGCCCGCTCCGATCTGCTGCCGGAGGTATGCGAGCGGGAGCGACGTGGGGATGTTCGTTGTGGCCTCTTTCAGCGCATCAGAGAAACTGTCCGTTGCATCGTTCGCCGCGTCCATGGCCTTCCGCGCCGCCTTCGAGTTGGCGACCATGTCCTTGCCCCACTGCTCCATGCCTTGGCCGACCTTCGAGATGAAGTCGGGTACGAGATGGTCAATGAACCAACCGAGCGCCTGGACCAGATAGCCCATAGCCTGCTGCCCGAAGGTGAACGCTTTAGCGAGCCCGATCACAATCGGGACGAACAGCTCCAGCACGGGTGCCAAGGTCTGGCCGATCAGTGTGCCGACGATCCGCAGCGGCTCCCGTAGCATCTCGATTACCGGCTGTAGTGGCTCCATCGCACCCTTGAGGATGTCGAAGACAGCGGCCAGCGCGAGGCCCTGTGGACCGAATGACGAGAAGATGCTAGAGAAGCCCTGCTTGAGCGTGGCACCGACACCGGAGATCATCCCGCCGATACCGCCTTGCTCGCCGTCGAGCGCACCGCCGCCAGGCCGCGAAGGAACGAGGGCGGACACATTCGGCATCGTGATGCCGCCCGCCCGTGCCTCACGCAGACTGCGCCGGGCGGTGTGCCGGTTGAGTTGTTCGGGGTCGAGCGTCTGGGCACCAAATCCAGCGAGCGCGCCGGGTCCACTCATGCCCGCGCCCGAGAGCATCCTCGCCTGTGCCCCGGTCAAGGCAACTACGCTTGCGGTCTGCCTGTCTATGGCTGCCGTGGCTGCGTCCGCTCCGGTCTTTTGCGCCCTCCACGCCTCGCCGGACGCGATACGCATATTGTCAAACGAGCCAACCAGCCCGGTGACGACACCACCCATATCAGTGAAGTCGGTCGCCAAGTCCCTGGCGGCTTGATTGGCCGCCGCAAAGTCACCCACCAAAACGTTGCCGACGATGCGCGCTAGGTCACCAAGGACCTGTCCAAGATTGAACGCGATTCGGAACGGTGCCGCGATAGCCTTCGCCACCATCTTAAACGCCTCGATAGCGAACTTCGCCCATGCCGCGATCTGTGCGCCGCTGCCCTCGATGCTGTCCGTCATCCCCTTGAACCCGCCGGCCGTGCCCTCCAACGATTCGAGGACCGCACCAAACGCCGGGAGCAGTCCGTGGGCGATGGCGTCCCGTAGGTCCATGAACTCTGCGATGATGCGCCGCGCCTTGTTCGCCGGGCTGTCCATCGTGCGCGCAAGGTCGCCAACTGCCACGCCCGCCCGCTCCGTGATGAGCGCGAGCGTTGCGGTTGCTTTTTCTTCCTGTGTCAGCGATGCCGCCAATGTCTTGCCCGTCATGGCAAGCGCCTTCTTCTTCACGTCAGCGTCAAGGATGACGATGCCGAGACGCTTGAGGCTTTCGCGTTCGCCGGTTAGTGCCGACTGAATGGCCCGAGACGTTTCCTCAATGGGGACATCGTTGAACGACGTAAGGTCGCCGGCCAGCTTTACGATGTCCTGCGAGAACGCCGCCGACGCCTTTTGGCCGAAGCCCATGCCCTGAACGATGGCCGCCGTGGTCGCCATCACCTCTTGCCCGGCAACGTTACTCAGGCCCGCCGTGTTGGCGAAGTCGTCAAGGAACTTCTGAGCGTCCTGTGCGGAGGAGCCGAATACCGTCCGGAACTTGCTGGCCGTTTCCTCAAGGCCCGAGCCAAGGTCGAATATCTTCTTCGCTACATACCCGATCCCGGCAGCACCCGCCAAGAGCCGAAGCCCTGACTGTAGACTGAGTGTCGAATCCGTTACACTGGGGAACTTCTTCTTAGTGGTGCGGAGGCGCTTGTCGAGCGTGTTTAGGCCAGCGGTGACGCCGGTCACGTCAGCACCAATCTTCACAACCAGTGATGCAAGTGTCTTGGACGCCATGCCTACTCCTTACCGGGCTTCTTCTTTACTCGCTGCGATGCGCCCGAGCTTTTCAGCCGCCGACGCATCGTCATCCCACTCGGTCACCTCCGGGTGGAGTTTTTTACTGCTTCCTTCTGTGCGCCCTCGCCCATGCCCTGGATACGAAGGCACGCGGCCATGAGGTTCTCTACTTCGGCGTTCGATAGTTGCAAGAGCGCCGGCACGGCTTCGTCCCATTCGGCCTCTTGGAACATTACCGACTGCTCCTCGTCATCGTTGCAGAGCGATGACACGACGAGCGCCAGCACGGCAACCGTGGCCGCTTCCTCGTCGTTCTGGTCAACGCCCACAAACCCCTTTCGGGCATACAGCCGTTCGGCCACGGTGAGCTCGCGCATAAGCACGAAGTCGTCACCATCCCCTACCGCGACCTTCTCGCGCCTAAGCGCCTTGGGCTTGAGTAGCGCCCGCTTGTCAACGAAGGCCATGGCGTTACACCACGGCGCGAGTCAGGGCACCAGCAGCCACGAGGCTCACGGGGGTCATGTGCATCGAGCCAACGCTGCCACTCACGAGCCCCATGGACTCGACGTAAGCCTGCCCGGTGTAGTTCGGGTTAGTCGCGCCCACGGCGGTCCCTTCGACGGGCCGCACGAGCATGGCGACCACGGTATTGACCAACGGGAACAGCGTCTGCTGCACGCTGGAACTGGCCTCGTCAGCGTAGAACTGGATGCTGACCGTCCAGCCGAGGAGCCCGCCCTGCACGGTGCGGGTGGTCGCGCCCATGGCGCTGTTGTCCTGGGGCTCTCCCTTGTAGTCGAGTGTGACGGTTTCTACGTGGTCGGACAGATCCACGGCAGCGAGAGAAACGAACGCATCGGTGAGGACGATCTTAGCCATGGTGCTTGCTCCTTAGATGATTCCAACAGACAGGACGAACTCGAAGGTCGGCGTGTTAGTCCCGCCGATGGTGAAGGACACATCCCAATACTCGTCCGTGATCGCGCCCGCGACGGACTTCCACTCGCTCGTGATGCCGGTGGCCTGGGTAAACGTGATGCGCGTGGACTCGCCCCCTGCGCCAGCATCGGCGTCAGAGCGGACCAGTACGTCGAGCGTTGGGTCGGTGCCTGATACGGTTAGGACGTGGAGTGCTGCATACAGCGACTCACCAGCAGCCACGGCGCCGATCTGCACCTTTGTCTCTGTGCCGCTAGATGTTTCGCTGCCCACATGGAACAGCGTACCGCGCACGGGTCCCGTACCGCCCGACCCTTCGGCGGACACGGAGAAGCGCAGCATCTCGCCAACAGTGCCACCGGCGAACGGGCTGTACTCGCTAGTCAGGCATCGAAACGAATAGCAGTCGTTGCCTATCGTCTCGCCCTCGGGGACCAGTGTCACGGGCACGTCGGCCACGTTGATCTTGCTGAACAGGGCGTCGTCAACTTCATCGTCGCCCCCAGACCAATAGCCCTCGGCGCTGAATGTTACTTTCTTGAGGCCGCCCTGTACCGTGCGAGTGGTCAGGCCAAACGTCGTATTGTCCTGGGGCTCGCCGCTGTACGTGGACGCCACCGCGTTCATGTCGCCGGACAAGTCGTACTCGCCGACGTAGATCCTCGGTGTGGTCAGAACGTGAATGCCCATGTGTTACGCCTCCTTGGTGCGGGCGCGCTTGCGTTTCGGTTTCGGTTTGGTGGACTCCTGCGGCACGTCAACCCACTCGGCGGCTCCACATGCCACCAGGGCGGCGTAGTCGTTCTCAGGGCCTGTGAGGATGTCGCCCTTGACGCTGCGGCCAAGGGGTCCGCTGACACGAGCAGCGAGGATTCGGACGGTTCTCATCGGATACCTTGGAGGATGGATTTACGGAGACTGTCATCAATGGCGTCGATCATGTCGCCTTTGGTTGAGTCGAAGGCCGGACGTAGGAACGGCTGGGCTGGTTCGTAAACGGTCCCGAGCTCCTGGAAGCGCCCATACCATGCCTCCTCTTTTTCCATGCCTACGTCGGTGGCGGCGGTGTCTTGGGTCCGCGTCCACAGGCGTTCGGTCATGATATTCTTGGCGAGGAAACCCGGCTCGTGGCCCCACGATCCACCCGAGGAGCGGGGTGCCAGCGAACTTGCGGCGTCGCGCATGATCTCGGCGGCCTCATCCACGGCGGCGCGTAGTACCTCGCCCTGCACGTCCTCGCTCAGTCGCTTGATGGCACGCTCTAGGTCCTCGGTGCCGATCAGGGATACGCGAGTCTTGCCACCCTTTCGAGCCGCATTGAGGAACGGAGTCGGGGCTCTGCGTGCCATTACTCGCTCACCCAGACCATGAAATCCTGACGCATGAAGTGGAACCCAACCTCGGGCTCAATGCCGTCGTCTTCGTCTGCCATGAACGAGTCGTGGACTACGGTGGAGGCGGACGTGCCGCTATACCGCTGGAGGGCGTCGCGCTGTTGCTCGCCTAGCGCCTTGGCCCCGGCGCGGGTTTGCGCGTATGCCTTCACTTGTATGCGGGCCTCGAAGATGCCGACGTCGGTGCCCATCGCGTGGTTGCGCGGGCCGCTGATCTGTTGGACAACAGAGGCGGGGAGCGTCGGCTTCTGCGGGAGCATATCGAAATACGCCCGCGTCCCAATGAGCGCGGTGGTCCCGGCGTGTGCGGTCAGGCGTGTGCGGACGGCGTCGGCTACGTCAGACATGATTAGCCTCCATCGTCGGGGTCAAGCCGGCGCACGAGCAGGACCGTTTCAGCGTCTCGGCTCCTGTCGCCATGGAGGACGGCGACGATGTCCCACACCTCGGTACCATCCACAAGGCGCCAGGTCGGCAGGATGCTTGCGTTGTAGCGGAGCCTGTACGCCTGCGTCACTTCTGCGGCCTGCACCATACCGGCCTTGTACCGCTCGGCACCCTTGGCGTCCATACGTCCAGCCCATACGCCCGCAACCTCCGTGGTCCACGTACCGGCAAGCGGGTCGCCCGACGTGCCGAGCGCGAAGCTCTGGAGGTTGACTTGACGGTCAAGCTGGCCGGCGCGCATTAGAGACTCACCCGCCCGCCCATAAGGAGCGAGTCAACGTCAGGGAGCTTCGTGGCGATTGTGCCGACCACAACGCCCTCGCGGTGTTCGTACCGCTGGCCGATGCGGAGCAGCATCCACGAACGGATGTCCTCGGGTACGTCCACGGGGTCACCGTACCCGGCAACAAAGATGACGCTGACGGCGTTGCGCTCCACCCGGATCGACGGCCACGAATAGCCGTAGTTGAGATAGAGGCGCCCATGCACGCCGGACGTGTCCACCGTGTACGACGCTCCTGCGAACGTCTGCGTGTCCCCGTCTGGGTCGGTGTAAGTAACGGACGTGACCGATACCAGGGGCGGCAGCGGCAAAACGATCTCATCGCTGTCAGGGAAGCAGTCCATCGTCCCCGTCCACGTCTGCGATACAAGCGCCCGCCCGGTCCCACGTTCGGCCTCATGGCGCGCCGAGCGTATCCAGTCGGTAATAAGCACGTCCTCGCTGTCTACTGTGACACGGAGGTGTGCCTTGGCGTCAGTAAGCCCAATGGGCTCCTCAAGCGGTGCGGTGGTCAGAGAGAGGCGCATGGTCAGCGAATGTAGAGGATGGTCGTGCCGCCCTTTGACGTGCCCGCGTTCGTGACGTTGAGGGTCAACTTCGACCCAGCCGCAACTGCAAGGCTTGTGCCCGCAACGTACTCGGTGTCCGCCGTGTCTCGATTCGCGCCCGCGCCCATGAGAACATCGTGACCGCCTGCGTCCGTGACCGTGATGTCGTAATTGTCGGTCGGAAGGATGCCGGCGGTCGGGATTGTGGCGAGCCCGATCAGGTCACCGTCGAAGGCTGCGGTCGTGGTTGCGCTCGCCGTGCCCGCTTCTCCTGCTGTTCCAGACACCCACAGGAACGCGATTTTCTTTGCGGACCCGAGCGTGGTTTCTGTGGTTGTTACCGTTCCGGCTGCCATGGATCTACTCCGGCAAAGGTTGGGGGCAGGCGTCGTGCCCACCCCCAGCCGTGATTGTTAGCCCTTCACGTCCAGCGTGATCGCTGGCGCTTCCATGTTGAGCCGAAGCGTTCCGCCGCCCGCTTCACTGTCAACGATTGCGGCAGTGACAACGAAGTTGAGCAGGTCGCCAGAAACGAGGCCGGTCGGCGTGATCGTGAACGCCTTGTCGTACCACGTATCGACCGCCGCGAATGTGGCCGCAGCCGTAGCGCAGATATCCGAGCCGACCGCACCAGCGCCGGAAGACAGGAATGCCTCCAGATCCAGCGTGGACCCGTTGTTAACTGCGGCGGCCGTCTTCACGAGGCTGGCCGGGAGCGTGACGGTGATCGTTCCACCATCCACGTAATCGGCCGGGAGGCGGAACTGGAAGTTGCCCTCGCTCGTCTCCGTCTCGTTGTCGCAGATCTCGCCCTCGATCAACAGGACGTTGGCCGACAGCGAGAGGTTGAAGTTGCCCGCCACCTCGGCGGGTACGATGGGGATGCCCGTGGTCTGGAGGAAGTCACACACGCACACGCCGTAGCCCGCTTGTGCGACGCTAGTGGGCGAGGTGAGCGTTGACCCGCTCGGGAACGTGACGGCCCGGTTGGTACCGTCGAAGGTACAGATGATGTTTCCGGCGTAGTCGTACCAGACGAGGTTGCCATCGACCCAGCGACTTTTGACGTTCGTAACGCTCATGGTGCTGCTCCATACGCCCGAGGGCGTTTGTGTGGGCGGTGGTTCCGCCTCAGATGAAAAGGGTGGCGGACGGGGCCACTCGACCCCGCCCGCTCACTTCTTGCCCTACGACACGTAGTCGGCAGTCAGCGCCGCACGCGGATAGGTTGGCGACTCACAGGTGAACGTGACGGCCGTCTCATCGTCGTTGTGCTGGCAGTCGAGCCAGACGCCGACGTGGGTGGCCGTAGCGAGCACGTCGTGGATCTGATCGACGTTGCACTCCAGATACACGCTGTCGTTAATGGCGTTGGGCAAGTCGCCCAGCGCGTGCGCCACAACTTCGGTTGGGGTGGTTCCTGCTGCGTCGGTTCCGCAGTAGATCGAGAATGCGGTGATCCCCGTTCCACCGAGAATACTCACGGTAACCTGCGCCATGAAGGTCTTGAACTCCTCGATGGGCCACATCAGCAGGCTTGCGCTCTGCGGCTGTCCCAGGTCAACCAACTGCGCCGTGGCGGCGTCAGCGGGTGCCCAGATGGTCGAGGTCTGCTTGCGGTTCGCGCTAATGTGCGCGGCAGTGTACGCCATGGTGCTTCTCCTTTGCTGCGCTTAAGTGCGAGCGCCGAGGGTAACGATGGGGGAAAGGGTGTCGCCCTTGTTCGGGGTCAGCGCCGAACGCCACCACGGCGCCCCAGCGTTGCGCGTCCAGAGCTTGAATGTCCGCTCGTGGTTCACGAACCGCACATGAATCGACTCCGCGTTCTGGATGGGCTGATACGTGCCCTCCAAGTACTGGCTCCAGTTGACGAGGGAGATGTCGCCCGCATCCCCAACCGTGGGCATGTACTCGGAGTAAATGACCGGCTTGCCCATGAGCATGTCGGGGAATCCGACCTGCGCGGACGGCTGATACATCGCCACGCCACCCGTACCGATAGGCAGTGCGATCTTGGACAACTGCGGACGGCAGTTGTGGTTGGCAAGCCAAACGGCGTTGCCGTAGCCCCACGATCTCGCGGCCATCTTGTTGACGTTATCGAACACGATAGTGTCCGCGGCCTGATTGGTTTCCTTGGTGATGGAGATCGCGCAACCGGAATTCAGCACGCCGATATACTCAGCGCCACCGAGGCCGCGAATCTTCTCGTTGAGGATGTGTGCGCCCATCTGGCTCCGGAACCCGGAGTCGATCAGTGCGGCGAACGACTGCGGGCTGTCAGCAAGCAGTTCCTCGGTCGCGTAGGCGAGCCCGAACAGGCTGGACGCCTTGAGCGTGACCATCTCCAGCGACATCCGGCTAGCGGTTGGGGAGGTCGTCTCGGCCCTACGTGCGACCGTGAAGCCACCAGACACGGACGTGCTGTGGTCCTTGTCCGTGCGTGCCATGATCTCGATGCTAGGCGTAGCCATCGGCACGTCTTGGGTCATCCCAGCAGTGGGGTCACCCTCAAAGCCGACCTGCAAGAACTGCGAGGACCGCGAACCGGGAACGGCGAACCCGCCGTACTGGTCCGAATACTCGCCCTGCTCGTCGCTGCCAACGGTTGCCCTCATGCCGTCGAAGGACGGGAGCATGAACGCAAGCTCGCCCGCTGCAACTTTATCTTCCCTGTCCACTACGGCCAAGGAGGCCAGGCGCTCGTCGGTCACGTCGGCGCGGTCACGTAGACCCGCGTTCTCGATGGCCGAGATGAAGAACTCGCGGTGTGAGCCGAACCCACGATTCGGGTCGTCCTCGGCGCGAAGGTGCGAGGTGATGGCCGCAACTGCAAGGCTTGTGCCCGCAACGCACACAGTCCCCTCGGGCTCGGGGTCAGCGCCCCGGACACGAGCGAGCCTGCGGATTTCGAGGTCGAGGTCCGCGTCCATCGCGGACAGCTTCACGTCGAAGGCGTCCTGTGCGGCGTGTTCCTCTGCACTAAGGGGTCGGTCCTCGGCAGTTGCGAGGGCCTGGGCGGTGTCGAGCGCGGTGTTCGCGGCGGTTGCCAGCGTGTCGCGCTTCGCCCGCAGCTCGTGAATTCGAGCGGCCATGGTGTGTCTCTCCGGTGTGATGGTACCGGGTAGGCCACACGGAAAGCGCGTGAACGATCCGGCACCGAATTGGTTTCGGAACCTGGACCCTCTCACGCGCTGTCTTTGGACGCTGCGGTGTTGCGGGTGGCGACTCAGGTCACCGGCGATCTATGGATGCCGGGGTATTCCCTGTCGCAATATGTCTTGCTTCAATTTACAAGCGGGGCAGCCGTCCGGTCAAGCGCCGCGAATCCGTGCCCGCTTCCTCGCTTCCAACTCGCGCAACTGTGCATCGGCCTTCGCTCCCTTGCGTGACGATGCGGTGCCGGCCATTCGGATGATCGTCTCGTCCAGCGTGCCCACACGGTCAGCCAACCCAGCGGCCACGGCTTCCTTGGCGCCGAGATACCGTCCCTCGCCGTAGCCCTTGCGTACCTCCGCACCCGTAGCGCCACGGAACCGGGCCACGTCGTTCGTGAACCACTTGTAGGCCGCCGTCACCTCAGCGTGCAAGAACGCCTCGGCGTCCTCGTCCAACGGCTTCCACGGTGCGCCCTCGGTCTTGTACTTGCCCGCGCTGATCTCGGTGAATACCACGCCCTCCGACTCCGCGGCTGCTGACCAATCCTCATGCAGCATGTAGACGCCGACGCTGCCGGCCTTGCTGGACGGGCTGACCACAACCTCGTTGGCCGCTGCGCCGATCCAGTAGGCCGCCGATCCCATGCCGCCATTCGACACGGATACGATGGGCTTGATCTTGCTTGCCTCGTGGACCGCATCGGCCGCCTCCGGCACGCCGGTGACCGTACCGCCCGGACTGTCCATGTCGAGCACGATGGCGTCCACACGGGCGCTATTGGCCGCCGCTGTGACAGCCTGTGCGATCTGGTCCGCACCTACGCCCATAGACTGTGACCTGTTGGCGATCACTCCCACAACGGGGATCACGGCAACGGTTCCGTCACTCGATGACGACCGCTCGCGTGGGTACGCAACGGCTAACTCCTCATGGAGCGCAGCGCCGTCGAAGGACGCACCGAGATTGTGGCGCCGCACCACGTTGACCAGCGAGAACAGGAAGTCGCGGTCCATGGCCAGGGGCTCACACGTCAGGGCGCGCAAGAGTCGGGGGAGGGATGACATGCTCATGCGGAGATCCTTTCGGCGGGGGTTAGCCGCAACAGGGCGGCGACGCTTTCGGCTTCTGCTATTTCGATGTTGGCGACCGTGGCGAACCGCTCGCGCTGACCGGCACAATACCGCTCGGCGAGCACCAGCGATATGTCCAAGTCCTCGCTGATCCGGACGGCGTGTTCAGCGTAGAACGTACCGAGCCATGCCTTCCACCCGGCGGGGTCATCGGCGTACCGGGCCGCCGTACCCTTGCGCCCGTTCGTTCCGGATATGGCCGCAACCTCTCGGTGTACGATCCGCTCCACGCTCTTGCCCACGATGGCAGACATACGCGAGTGGACGGCATCGGCCCTACTGTCCGTTGGTGGCGCCGGGGCCTGAGACGGTGGCGGTGCATCGTCACGATCCGCGCCGGCCTCCACCATGTTGAGCGGCTCAAGGTATACGTCCAACTCCTCGGGGCCACGGTTGTAGCCTTCCTCCACGCGGACCTCGTTGCGGTTCTTGAATCCCGCGCTGATGGCCAGCCGGTGCGCTTCGTAGCGGGTTTTGATGTCGCCACGCAGTAGACCTTCGAGCTTGAACGCTACGAACGAATCGGGGCCGCCCGTGATGACGCTTGCATTGAGTTCCTGGGCGATGTTCACGGCCCACGGCATCACGCTGTACTGCACGAACTTTAGGAACAACTGCTCGACACTGGCAAACGCCTGGGTCTGAGTCGGGTGGCCCACGAGTACCGGGTCCACGCCCATGAACCGCAGCACTTCCTCGGTCTGGAAGTTCCGGGCCTCAAGCCACTGGCTCTCCTTGT